ATTGAACACAGTTACCTATTCAGCGAAACCAATCGGACGAGAGCTGAGGTAACCCGGTATCGTATCGAAAGTAACTCGGTGTTGACCTTCGTGGACGAAATGTGCGGCGTCGGAGATGGATTCATCTCCCGTGAGGAACTGTACACCCGTTATAAGGATTTCTGTGCGTCAAACGGTCTGCGGGCGCAGTCACAGACTAATTTCAACAAGGATTTAGAGAGTAATTTCCCTGAAATACGCCGTGGTCAGGACAAAGTGTCCGGGCGAAAGGTGTGGCGTGGAATCGCTTACATCGAAGGCGGAAAGGAGTGACGGTAACCATGTGTAACCCGGTAGGTAACCCTGTTTTTGGCACAATACGCTTGACAGCGCGGGCTTGTAACCCGTGTAACCCTGCTTTTTCTATTGCTTATGTCATGAACCAGTGCGGAGAGTTATGTGCTAAAAATAACAATAAATATAAAGGGTGGATTTTTCTTGGGTTACAGGGGTTACCGCGTTTACTTTCATGTTAGAGAAAGATATCACCGCCGCAATCCTGCGGTACTTAAAGACCATCCCCGACTGCTTCTGCTGGAAAGAACACGGAGGTATGTACGGAACGGCAGGCATTCCCGATATAATCTGCTGCCTTGGCGGGCGCTTCGTAGCGTTCGAAGTCAAGACACCATCGGGAAAGCTGACAAAGATACAAGAATCAATGCTTACTAAGATACGAAAATCAAAGGGCTATGCGTTCAAAGTTACAAGCGTTCAAGAGGTCAAAAACATCATTCAAAATTTAAATTTAAAACTTGAACGGAGGAACCCCTTATGAATAAATGTTTTGCATACGACCAGAAAGAAGGATGTCTGGCGTTACACGACAACAGTGGATGCGGTAGAAACTGCCCATTCCGCAAAACCAAGGCACAGTTTGAAGCCGACAGGAAATCCGCCGAGAAGAGACTTGCTTCTCTTCCGCAGGAACAACAGCTATACATTGCTGAGACCTATTACGGAAAAAAATATCCCGACTGGAGACCAAGGGTGAGAAAGGTGGTGGCGAAATGATAGCCTGGAGATATATCGATAAACAGAACGCTACCATCTCCGCCCTGCGGGACTACGACAGCATGAGAGTTATCATCAACAACACCCCGGACGAAATCAAAGTAGTCTATGAGCGGATGACCGCACCACGTTCCCCCAACCTAAGCGGTATACCGTCCGCCCGCAATCCCAAAGCCGGTGAAGACAAACTGGCACACCAGCTGGACAAGCTGGATGTTCTGCGGGAGCGGTACAGTAACGCTGTAGAGTTCATGGCATGGTTTGAAGCGGCGTGGGGTACGCTGACCGACAACGAAAAATTTATATTAAAAGAATTCTACATGACAGCTGATCAAAAATCCGGTGCTGCCGCCCGTGTAGAATGCGAGTTAGGATATTGTGACAGGCAAATCCGGCGTATCAAAGAAAAAGCACTGGAAAGATTATCAGTTTTGCTGTTTGGAAAATAGTAAGGAAAATGTCCGTTTCATGTCCGCTTTCTTGCTTTTAGGTGTGCTATACTGGTATCATCAAAAATTATATTCCAGAGCGAGAGCCTTTGCGGGGAAACCTGCAGGGGCTTTTGTTTTGCCCGAAAGAAGGAAACCCCATGCCATACAAACCAAAGAAACCCTGCGCCCACCCCGGCTGTCCCAAGCTGGTGACCGGGCGCTTTTGTGAAGACCACAACAAACAGGACGCCCGCGAGTACGAACGGTACCGCCGCGACCCCGACACCCGCAAACGCTACGGCAGGGCGTGGAAGCGTATCCGTGACCGCTACATAGCAGCACACCCGCTGTGCGAACAGTGCAGTCAAGACGGACGGCTTACCCCGGCACAGGAAGTACACCACATCAAACCACTGGCGAACGGCGGGACACACGACGAGGGTAACTTGATGGCGCTCTGCACGGCGTGTCACTCGGGGATAACCCTGGCTGAAAATAACCGCAGGCAAGGATAAGGATTTTGAAACTCACGATTTGTTTCGTGTCCACTCTTCGGGGTACAGACCAGGGGGGTGAAAATCTCTAAACCCGCACCAGCAGTGCAACGGCGTGGGGTTTCGCGTGAATTTTTCAAAAATCAAAAATCAAAAAAATTAATCAAAATAATCAAAATCAAAACCGGGAGGTGACGGATATGCCCAGCGGAGGCTATCGTCCGGGGGCTGGCCGTCCCCGGAAAAACATAGACGACAAAAAACTTGAAGGCAAGCCGGTGAATCTGGCAACACCGAAACCGCCACCGAAAAAGGTCTGTACCAAAAATGTGATGGCGGACTACTTTTCTATGGCGATGAAGGAATGCGAAAAGGAAGTCCCCTCGGCGGATGTCCTTCGTACCGAAATTGAGGACTACATCGCCGCCCGTGGCTGCGAGGGATATGTCGCGCCGCAGACCATAACGGATTATGTGTTGAACCGGCAGGGCTTTCTTGCCTGCGAATGCATGAACCGCAAAATCGGACGCATGACCAAAGACCTGAAACTGTCTCCCTACGTCACGGCGGCGCAGGGGTACAACAAGGCCATGCGCGACGACTTCAATCTCATTATGCAAATCATTAACCGCTACAGCGGCAACGGAGGCGAGGAGAAAAACGCCTTCCTTGAACTATTACAGAACAGGGGGTTTTAGAAAATGGAAACAACAACACGTTTTGAAAAAGTGGATATCGGCAAACTGGTGCCGTATGCCCGCAACGCTCGCACTCACAGCAAAGAACAGATTTTACAGCTTCGCTCCTCGCTGCGTGAGTTTGGTTTTGTCAACCCGGTCATTGTTGACAAGGATTTTAATATAATCGCCGGACACGGGCGCATCATGGCCGCCAAAGAGGAAGGGATGACCGAAGTGCCGTGCGTCTTTGTCGAACACTTGACGGAAGCACAAAAAAAGGCATATATCCTCGCCGATAACAGGCTGGCTTTAAGCGCGGGATGGGACGAGGAGCTTCTCGCTTTGGAGTTTGCCGATTTGAAAGACCTCGGCTTTGATCTTGGGTTGACGGGCTTCGACGAGAAGGAACTTGAAAAGCTGTTCTCCGTTGGCGTTGATGAAGCCGCCGAGGATGAATTCGATGTTGACGGCGAATTGGAGAAGCCCGCCTTTTCCAAACCCGGCGACATATGGACGCTCGGCAACCACCGCGTTATCTGCGGTGACAGTACAAAGCCCGAAACCTACGCCGCGCTGATGCAGGGTAAACAGGCAAACCTCATCGTGACCGATCCGCCCTATGGCATCGACTACCAAGGCACGGCGGGAAAAATCAAGAACGACAAGTTCGACAGCGACGAGAATTTTTATAAATTCCTGTTCGATTCGTTCCAAAATATGTGCGCCGCTCTCGCAACCGATGGGGCGGCTTATGTTTTCCATGCCGACAGCAAAGGGCTGGTGTTCAGAAAAGCCTTTGATGATGCGGGTTTCAAATTGTCGGGCTGTTGCATTTGGGCGAAGAACACCTTTACCCTCGGACGCTCGGATTACCAGTGGTGTCACGAACCCTGTCTTTACGGCTGGAAGAAAACGGGTAAACACAACTGGTATGGTGACCGCAAACAGTCCACGATATGGAATTGCGACAAACCGTCCCGCTCGGAGAAGCATCCGACCATGAAGCCGATCCCTCTGCTGGCGATTCCGATTCAAAACTCCACCCAGACAAACGGCATCGTACTGGAGCCCTTCGGCGGCAGCGGTTCGACCCTCATCTGCTGTGAGCAGCTTGGGCGGGTTTGTTTTGCCGTTGAGCTTGACGAGAAGTTCGTGGATGTTATCGTCAATCGTTTTATAGAGACGGTCGGCTCGGCTGACGGCGTAACCGTGGAGCGTGACGGTAAACAAATCCCATATGCGGAGGTGACCGACCATGACGGATAAAACTTTAACCCTCGGCTCTCTCTTCTCGGGGAGCGGCGGTTTTGAGCTTGGCGGGCTGCTTAACGGAATCACGCCTCTTTGGGCGTCGGAGGTCGAACCGTTTCCGATACGAGTGACCACAAAACGACTGCCGGGCGTCAAACACTACGGCGACATCAATGAAATAAACGGAGCGGAAGTTCCCCCGGTTGACATCATCACCGGGGGATTTTGCTGCCAAGACCTTAGCGTTGCCGGCCGCAGAGCCGGGCTTCATGGCGAGCGGTCGGGTTTGTTCTTTCAGATCATCCGCATAATTAAAGAAATGCGCCA